CGCTGCGGGGTAGGCACGCCTTGCTGGGCCTGCATTTCAAAACTGGCGCGCGGCTCCTGTGCATCGAGCGCCGAGGTAATACTGGCGCGCGGATCGGGCCCAATTGGCGCCTCATTGGCACGCAGCGGCGGTGGGACCGGCGCCTGTGCCACCACGTATTCCGACGGCTGCATCGGTGGCGGGGCACCGGGCGGCGCGTAGCGTTCCTGTTCCCGCCGGCGGCGCTCATACTCTTGGCGCGCCATCTCCTCTAGCGTCATCTGCGGCTGATAATAATTGTCGTCAAGTGCAGCCATGGTTCACCTACCGAGTGCGTTACCGGCGGTTTCATCGACCAGCACGGTGCCGTCCTGGCTGATCAACCGGCCGCCTTCCCACCGGGGCGCACCCGGCGGCGCGTATTGGCTATCATTCGAAAAAGTCTTATGGATCGGTGTCTTCCAGATATCCGGGTAGTGCACCTCGTTAGCATCCGGGTTGTACTGGGTCTGAGCCCGTCTATCGCCCTGCTGTTGCGCCGACCAGAACCCGCGCATGTCGTAGTCGGTCATATCCTGGTCGGGATTAAACTTGACCTTGTTGTTTTTAACCCACGCCCGGAACGCGGCTTCCTGGGCCGGCGGCAGTTGCGTGTTGTACGGGTTGCCGCCGGCACCCGGCCCCGGCATCTGTGGGGTGCCGCCGCCGGAACCAGCGGTAACTCGCGGCCGACGCGTAGGCGTGATTGGCCCACCGGGAGTGGACTGGATCGGCTGCCCAGTATCCAGATTGATCGCTACGGAATTGGGGCCGGGGCTATAGCCGATACGGGGCGGCAACCCTCCGGGGCGGGTGCCGCTCGGCGGCGCCGTCATCGGCGGTGGCGGCGGGGCCGGTGCGGTCGACGTAACTGTCGGCGCACCGGATAATGCCGAGGGCGGCGGCGGTATCGGCGCTTCGGCAACCACCGGCCCGGTAGCCGGCGGCACCGCTGCCGCTTGTGCCGCTTGTGCCGCTGGTGCCGCCGCTGGTGCCGCCGCTGGTGCTACCGCCGGCGTCGCACCGACTTTCACAGGCGCGCCGGTTGGATAATCTCCTCCGGTATCGCCAAGAGCTGACGGCGGGCCAGGTGTCGCCTTAACAGGCGCAGATGCGTACCTGCCTTTAGGAGGGACCGCATCAGGATTGCTAAAATTATTCACCGCCCACGGTGCAAAATTACGAGGGCCGTGCCACTGACTGCCAAACCATTCTGCATCTCCCTTATGCGCCGCCATTTGCTCCAATACAAACTTACCTTGTTCTTTCCAAGTGTTTGGGTCACGGATGTTAATGCCAGCCTTCAATGCCAGATTACCCATACCTCCGCCGGGACCTGTATACATTTGGAAGTCGCCAAACGAAAGACCCTTATCTCCGCTGTATTTATGCAGCCCTTCCTTGTCGATAGTCATAACAATAGCGTCAGGGTTCAAGCCTAACTGTTTAGCAAGGTCGGCATAATATGCAATGCGCTCAGACTTAGGTGCGACGTGCCCAATGCCGGTTTCCGAAGGGTTAAACGACGAAATAATACTTTCCGGTACTTCGGTGCCCGGCGGCGTACTACTACCAGCCTTCGGTGCGTCAGGGTCAATCCCAAACGTCGGGTCGAGCGCCATCGCCTCCTTCACTTTCGCCTGCGCGTCGGTTAGCGCCTTACCCTTTTCGTATCCTTCGATCTGCTCCGCCCTCGCCAGCATTGACTGATGCGATTTAATCAGCTCGTCCATCGCCTTCCAGCCTTCGGTAAAACCACCGATGCCGGCCAGCATATTACCCAGTGCCATCGTCAGCCCCCCAACGCGCTAGCGGTCGCCAGGGCGTAGTTGACTCGCTTATAACCAGACGGGTCCACGGCGACGGCACTCGGATTGATCTGTTCTACTTCGTCGGCCATATAGCCAACCTGTACCACTGGGTTGCCTTTGTAGCGGAACGAGTACATCGGCAACTTACCGAAATTGCCGATTGGCTTAATGTCTTCTTTTAGCCGACGGTCTGATGAAAACAGACCTGACAGCGCCGACATACCTAAAGATCCCTGGAAACCAGACAACGGCGTCATAAAAGCTGAACCGAGCATGCCGGCGCCCTTAAACAACCCGCTCCATGCATCCTGTTCGGACTTTTGCTCGGCGTTGAATCCGGACATTTGATTAGAAAACGCATTGTTTTGTGCCGATGATGCGGCATTGATCACATTGGCTTGCTGCCCCAACGCCTGAGTGCCCTGGCCATAAAGCGAGTTAGCCACGCCAAGCTGCTGACCGGAAAGGGCCGTGTACGGGTTAGACATATACCCATAGGCAACCGGCGACCCGCCGGCCCCAACCCCGGCAGTCAATGCGCTGGTCGCGGCACTGATACCGCCGGCTCCAGCCTGACCTGCTTGCAGAGCGGAGTTAGCCCCCTGACTCGCCGCCGACAACCGGTTCAGTTCCTGCGTCGTCAGTTGCTGCCCCATCGCAGCCGCCTGCTGGAGCAACTGAATACCGGTCAGTTCGGATTGTCTCCGGGCCCCCGTCCCAGCACCGGCTTGGGCGGCCGACTGCGCCACGGCACTGATAGCATCGGCGCCTTGATAAGCTGCCTGCGACGGGTCTAGCCCATAAGACCGCATCTGTTGTTGGCGGGCAGCGTTTTGCTGGGCAAAAGCTGTCGCGACATCGGCCTGCGCCGCACCCGACGCCTGGGCGGCACGCTCCGGCGAATTATACCCACGCGCGTACTGAGCAAACGCGTCCTCGGCCGGGGCAAATTCGGCGTTGTATCGACGGTAAGTGTCCTCTGCCCGTGCCCGCTGTTCACGCGAAGCCAGGATAGCCTCGGAGGCGTTCTCTCCGGCCAGAGTCGACAACGACTGCTGCGACGATAGATAATCCTTGGCGTAGGGCCAGATCGTGTTGAACTGCTCGCGGCCCCAGTTTTTTGCCTCCTGCATCGACGACAGCATATCCTGGCCGACCTGGCCGGAGGCGGCGGTAAGCTGATTGCCATACTGCAATTGCCCAGGGGCAAGATCGTTATAAAACATCGACATAGCGTCGCGGTCAGAGTTATAGGTCTGAAGCGACGCCTGTAACATCGGGTCGTAGCTGGGGGCATTGGGGGCGTTGGCGCCGAGGCCCATAAGGTTTACTCCCGGAGTAATGCGGGGATAGTAGACCTAAAATGTCTTGGCTGATAGTTGAGCCACCGGCAATCCGAGGCGCACATTGCCAGGACGACCATGCCGACACCGGGCTGGTATAGGTCAGAGATCAAGGTCTCGACGTGCCAGCCGCCGCGTCGGCACATTGTTAAGACCTGAAAGTTATCCGACCGCACCCCAGTCACCATCTTGCCGCAGCCAGACTGGTTAAAAACGTAATCGCAGACTAACCAAGCAAGCTCGCGTGAAAACCAGCGCGGGTCCGTAGCAGCCATGTGGGCACGCATGCTATTGCCGAGATATTCGCAAGTGACAAACCCGCCAAGAATTTGACCATTACGATAGGTCGCGAAACTGTGGTCTACTCCGGGAGTAAACCAGCCGCCGACCCACTCCATGATCCAGGCGCCGTCGCCCGGTCCGTCGATCCTGATCTCACGGTTCAGTGCTGCACCCACTGCGTGCCAGCATAGAATAGGTCTAACCAACCATAATCATACATAATTGTCACGGTCGGCTGCCCCTCGATATTGACGCCGCCGCCAGAAACAGCGATGTGATACGCCGTGGCGTTACCGATAGTATCTTTAATCAGCACGTGCTCACCGGGGTACGGGCTAGATGGCAACGTGATTGTGATAGTGGCGCTGGTTGTATTCTCAACAAAGACAGAACCATCGAACCCTGCCGGCAGAGAGACCGTCGCGTGTACCGTAAGTACCGCATTACCCGCCGACCCAGAAACCGCGACGCCCCATTTTTCGCCGTCCCATACCCAGTTTTTACCAGCAGCCGAGTAGAGCTGATCAACGATTGGCGCATTAGGGAAATCGAGAGTCATAACCCTATTTCCAATAAACCCAGCCGATAATGTTATCGACGTAGCGCATTTCAATCGCCGCACCCGGCCCGTAAACCGAAGCGGGAGACCCGACTATCGCTGCACCGGCATCAGTCAAAACGGTCAAAGCTGTAACCGAACTGCGGAACCCCAGCACAGCATACTGAGTCGGCACCGGCGACGGTGGCAGCCTAACCGTCAACGCCGCCAGGACAGCAGCGTTATTGACGTAGAGTGGCTGCCGGCCAGTCAGTACAACCGTGGCGCCTGAAGCCGGGTTTACGGTCGTAACCGTAAATAGCGTCAACTCGGCTTCCCACTTAACGCCATCCCATAACCAGGTAGAGCCGCCGCCAGAAAAGCTCTGGCCTAATGAGGGGGTGCTCGGGAAATTGAGCATTATGCTGCTGCCGTCAGTACCGGTTTGATCGCATTTAACAAGTTAGACGATGGCGGCGTGCCTACCGGCGGATCGGTTAGCGTCGGCACCCCCGCCGTGCCGCCCTCAGCGCATTCATTCCAAGCGTAGACTAGCATGATTTTGCTGTCGCAAATCGGCTGATGCGAGCCGATAAAGTTTATACAGGCTTGTAGATTACTCGCGATCTCGGCATTGGTGCCGCGCGTATAATACTGCTGATGCCCAACCCACGGGATATATGAGGTGCCGTCACTGAACCCCGGCAACTCGTAGCGCGGGCGCTTGTCCCAACCTAACATACACATAGGCACGGTCTTTTGGCCCGATCCGACCTGATAAGAGCTTGCCCAATACTGGGCGTTGCGGGTCATCAAGGTTGCCATTGTCTCCGGTAGGCCAGTGGCGAATTGCAGTACGCTCGATGCTACATAACTGGACACCGCATCGGCGGCTATCAGGATCTTACCAGCCGGTGGATTGTCCGCGCTGAAATTACTAAGGTTTCCCATTGCCATAATGTACGGATTGCCGGCGCCGGCCGCGATTGACTGCGACCTGAGATAAGCAAACGTCGCCTGCGAATTGGCTGCCGAGTTAGCGAAATAGGTTGTCAGGCTATTGCCAGAAGTATTAACAAACAACACCGGCCGACCACCAACCTTTAAATAGTTAGGTTGAGCAAGACGGCTGACCCAAAGGTTACAGTTAGCTTGCCACGCCGATGTGTTACTATAAGGATTATTGCCGAACCACCCCATATCGGTCATCACGCACCAGGGCAGTGTAGACTTTATCGACGAGCTGTCGTAGGTCTGCCACGCCTTGAATAAAGATGCGTTGATCGGCGCGTCAACAGCGCGTTGCTGTCCATACCAAACCCACATCCAAGACTTGATCCCGGCATTAACCGCGGCCTGGATCTCCGTATCCATATTCGCCTGCGTTCCAGTGCAGGTTATCCGGTCGGGGCCGAGTATCGTACAGTTAAACGGCGCGCGGAACTGCCACCGGGCCGGGGACAACTGCTGATGAAACTGTTGTGTCGCCAAATCTGTGTCGCCGTACCAAGGGTTCCAGTTGATAAAGATCGGCGTCACCCCGGTGGTCTGACTCAACGCCGGGCGCGGGCGGATCAGCGACGCTGCCGCCGCGCCGGCCAGTAACGCGCGGCGGTTCAAGGTATAGTCCATTGCGTCTTATCCGCCGTCGATGTGACGATCCACTGCCCCTGACGATGCGTCTCAAGACACACACTGGCAAAGTTAGCCGCCGCACCCGTGGCCGTCAGGGTGCCGCCGAGGGCGCTATTGGTTGCGCCAAACGCGATTTGATCGGTGGCATTAGCGGTAATTCTAAGAACCTGCGCCGCATCACGGTGAAAGCAATAATGCACACCAGACGAGTTTGCGGTCGTCTGCGGTAAAATAAAGTTATTTGTTACTGTCGAGCCGATATTGTTGTAGTGCTTCCCGGTGTCCGGGATTGTCACCGTAATGTTGCTTGTTGTTTGTGGGATCATCGGATGTCTGAACCCATACATATTGAACGCCCCGCCGGAACTACCAATATTACCGGCAACGGTCGGGCTCTGCTGGGTAAAGTTAAACGTATATGATCCCGCGCCGCCACTGATGAAATTAGCCATATTGTTACCGCCATCCACATCATCCTGGTTGGCGATAATCACATTACCCTTACCCTGTGCCACCATATAGATCGGTACATCAGAAAAGTTAGGGCTCTCGGACCCAATCACTGCTAGCGTACCGTCACCGCCGATAAATCTCAGCCAAACACGAGTTGCTCCCGCCCCCGCACTATCAAACCGACCTAGTATACCGTGATCATTCTCAAAGGTTATCCCGCCAGTACCCTTACCCATCACCCGCAAGGTCACATCGGGAGCCGCATCGCTATACCCCTGGACACGAGGCTCACTCGCTACGGTGCCGCCAATCAACCGAATATAGCGATCATTCACGACTCCCTGGCCATTATCAATTGTTACCAGCTTACCGCCGATATCGTTAAAAAAGTTAATAGCGCCATTGCCGTTAGCCCGTAATTCCAATCCAGAGTCAGCCGAACCACCTGCCCAAATCCGGGCAATCGCGTCATCCGACGCGATAAACTGCGGCCACCCCGTTACCGAGCCAACCCCCTGCGTAAGCATCTCCGCTTGAAACCCGGCGCCATTGGCAAAACGGTGCTGCCCAAGCCTGCCAAACGCGACGTAGTTGCAGTTGACTTGGTTGTTGGAGTACGGCGCCCAGCAAAGTCTGGTCGCGCCCTGACCGACACCAACCCCACCCGGCGCGCTCAGTCCAGCATACTCAATCGCATACTCATTAGCATTGGGACGGCTACCAATCTCGAACTGCTTCCCATAAATAGTAGTGCCGCCGGCACCGCCATATGTATAAAACCGGGTAGTGTTATCCGGATTAGGCGGCGTCCCACCTTCGCTCTTTACCGTGCCAAGCTCCAGGTTATTCCTGGCGTCCGGTAGTTTCGCGTTGGCCGCATCGTTTGACATCGGGTTGGGCACCTGCTGCGAAGCGGCGGGCACTGTCACGAACAGCAAACCCAGCAATAGGGCAAGAGCGCGGGTCATCAATGCGCTTCCCAACTCGTGCCGTTGCAATAAGCCAGCACCGCTATCGTGCCGCCGCCGGTCAGGGCGCCCCGGTAGGTCGGCGCGCTAAGCTGATCGCTTACCGGAACCATCGCATGCTTAACTGACGGCCCACAGGCAAACAAAGTAGCTACCGTGACCGGCGCTATTTTTAACCCAGCCGCGTCGACCCGTGCCCGCTCTTGCGAGCCCTGCACAAAGATCAACGGCGCACCACCGTTAGTTCCGATCAATGCGTTGGTCGTATTGGTAAACCAAAGCTGCCCAAGGTTGGCGTTGGGCACACCCACTATAGCGTTGCCGGTTACCGCACTGCCGTTATAACCAAAATGTACATCTTGGTAAGATGGCCCTGATAAATAATCGTGACTAGCGGCTGACCAGTTTACAGAACCACTTGCTGTTGCAGCTTGGACAATACCACCTACGTTATCCCCCCAAATATAAAATGGAACGCCATTAAACGGTGATGCCCGCCCCATCGCGAGCGTGCCAGTATTAGCAAAAGCGGAATACGGAGGGAACTGCATCCGGCCGTTATAATCCATAAACCACAAAGAACCATGCCCCGGCCGCTCCTCGATCACCGGGTAATTATTTGCCATATCGAACCCGGTTATCGCCACACTCGACGGCGGTGTCGCGCTACTCTCCTTGCCCCGTATAATACTGGTCGTCGAAAGGGCTTCCATAATAGCCCCGGCCGCGTGGTCGGTTTCGCCCGTGCCATACACCGGCCCGGCAATGTCTACCCCGTAAACCCGCTGATCGCCGCGCTTAAAAAAATGTAAGTTCTTTGCGTTGATATTATCCAACACGCCCAGATACAACATCGGCGCGCTTTGATATATCCCCCATAGATTACGTATGATCGCGTAATCGCTGTCGTTACCAGAGGGTCCGCTGGCGTAATACAGCCCAACGCCATCGCTATAGTTCCCATTGAGGAAACTAATATCATGGATCTCGGCATGCTGGAAGTTACTGCCGGCAACCCCATCGGTATACATATCATACTTGGTACAAGCGTCGAACGAGAGCCAACCATATTCCGGCATCTCTTGCGCTCGTGCATCGAGCCCGACCGCCGCCAACGGGATCGACCATTTCGGGTAAATCCCAGCCGGTATGCCGCAGCTAAAAGCTACTCCCAACATCTTGTTCCAGGTCGCGCCCTGGCTGCCGGCGACCGGCCGGTCACTCCACATCGTGCCGCCGACCGGACCCAGCCATTGCAAGGTCGAACCCGTCGGGATGATATTGCTCTGCATGCCGCCGACCGGCGACTGCGCCAACCCGCGCAATTCGGTGGACGCGCCCAACCGGGTTACCGTCGAGGCGATACCGCAAGGGCGCCCCGGCATCTCGATTACCGCACCCGTTTGCGGCTCGGGCCACGCCTGTGGGTTCATCGCCGCGTTAAACGCCGCGCTGTCGTCGGTGCCGTAAGCCAACGAGCCAAAGTTGTAAGCCGGCATAATATAAAACGTGGCGCCGGTGCCCGACCCTGATGTGCTCGCCTGAGTAAACTCCGAAGGCAGCCCGCCATTGGAGTAAATCCCCGGCGTCGAGGGGTAGATCAGGTCCACATCCATCGTCAGGTTTAGGTTGGCGCCCGCCGGCAGGGTGATCCCCGGCGCTACTGTCGCGATGCCGGCCGTCGCCGGGGTTAGCGGATTACTGGTGTAGTGCCCGCCATCGGTGATCGCGATCCCGGTCGCGATCCCACCGGCTATCGTGAGGTTACCAACGAACCGCATCCCATCGCCGGTCGTGCCGTAAACCTCATGAATACCGTCGGTGCCGCCGCTACCGGCCGTGGCAATCGTCGCGGCCCGCACATAAGTTTTCTGCACCGTGCCGATCGTCGGGGTAACGCCAGTCCCAACCAGCGTGCCGCCCGCCATCGTGATCGTATCGCCGGGCTTGTAACCGCTACCGGTGCCTTTTGTTAAAAGCCCGAGCGTCATCATGTTCAACGGATCAGTCAGAGCCGGCGCGCCCAAGGTCGCGGTGGTCAGGCTGGTCGGGGTGATCGTGGTAATCAGCGGCAGACCCCCCGCCGCCCGGCCGCCCATCACCGCTGTCTTGGTTTGCCCAATACCGACAAACTCAGTCTGCACCGTGATCGCCGTCGACGTCACCGTCTGGCTTGGGGCCACCAGATACGTACCAACCCCACCGACCCCCGTGCCGTGCCCGGTAATCCGGGTGTTGGGGGCAATCCCGGCGCCGGTTACCAACTGCCCGATCTGCATCCAGGGAGCGGTCGTGACATCCATCACGTTGCCAGCGATCGCCGCCGTACCGGTAGACGAACCCAAGGTAACTACCGTGCCGCCAGCAGAGATCGACCACCCTGTCGAAACATATTGAAGGTCGCACTTCGCGCCGAAATCGGTGACGTTGCGAACCACGCCAAGATTTACCTTAGCCTCCGGCAGCTTGGCGTTGGAGGCATCCGGGTACATATCCGCCCGCAGCAGGACGATGGCCGCCAGGGCTGCAAGGAGACGCCTCATGGCGTGCCCCAGAAGCTCTTTTGGTTGGTTTGCAACGCCGCCCGATCACCGGCTGTCAGTCCATATCCATTCCACACCACCGCTTCGGTCATATCACAAAGCGCCGAACCGGCGATGGCCGCGCGGGCCGCAAGGCGAACAGTGTCTGGCGTGCCGCCGATAAAATCCACCGGTCCCGTAACCTCGGTAGCATCAATCCGGAACGCCGAACTCGCTCCGCTAACCACCGCTTCAGCCGCGTGCCAAACACCCTCTGTTGCACCGTTATACAAAACTCCAGGCGTACCGCCAGCCTGTAAAACCCAATAATCTGGGTTATTATCAGCATATATCTGGTGGTAAAAATAAAATAACGGCGCGCAAAAATCTATCCCACCCGAGCGGCGCGCTACTGTACTCAACGATACCGGGATCGCTGATAAAAATGGTACCGCAGAACGCATCTCAATAGTGTCGATAGTCATCGACCGTGCGCAGGGCAGCGTACCATTACAATTCGCTATGTATCGGGGTTGATTTGCCACCGTTGCCTGCGTCACATGCCGAGCGTTGCCCGACTGATCATACCAAGTCGCCACCGTGCAGGTGGTCGCGGCGCAGAACGCCGCCGCCGCCGCCGTATCAATCGGCGCACCCGTAAAGCCGGTGAAGGACAAGAAGTTGATATCCTGCTCGGCGTTGTCGCTGGTACGCCGCAGGCGGATCGCCGGCCCGGCGTAGGTGCTCTTCAGCCGGCGCATACTGTACGCCGCCGCCGGGGTGGCGAAGGTGTCGAGGGGGAGAGGCATCCAGTAATCGCGCTGGTTCTGCGCCAGGGCCAATCGCTCCGGCGCGGTCAGCGCGTAGCCGCTCCAGGCGATCGCCTCGCTGACATCGCAGGTCGCGCCGCCCCCATAATTGTAATTTACCACTGTGTTTCCGGCGGTCGTATCCACCGTCACCGTGCCGGTCGTCTCGGTGCTGTCTACCCGCAAGACGCTCGCCGCGCCGTTCGCAACGCCCGTGCGGCTATGCCAAGCCAAAGCAGCCGAAGGGGCCGTCATATTGCTGGCGCCACTCGACAACGTGGCTAGGTCCAGGGTGGCGTGTTGGGCCAGCTCGTTGCCGTTACCGATCCAAATGTCGCGGCACGCCGTCGTAGAGCGAACCGTCTGCCTCGCCACCACATTCAGACTTACCGGCGCCACGGCTGCCCCGCCGGCCAAAAGGAACGCCCGCGAAAACCCTACCGCCGATCGGCTGCACGGGAGCGCGCCGTTACAGTTGGCAATATACTCCGGCTGATCCGCCAAGGTCGTCTGGGGCAGGTGCCTAGCGTTACCTGATTGGTCGTACCAAGTGTCGATAAAACAGGTGGTGGCGGCGCAAAAGGTGGCCGCTGCCGCCGTATCGAAGTCGTTGCCGACGAAACCGATATCCTGCGTACCGCCGGTCGTCCTTCTGAGCTTTACCGCCGGGCCATTGTACAGCGACACGATCTTGCGGAAGGAATACGCGGCCGCTGGGTTGGCGATGCCGACCACCTGCGGTATCCAGTAATCCCGCTGGTTCTGCTGCAATGCCGCTATCTCGGCCGGGGTCAGCGCGTAGTCGCTCCAGGCCACCGCCTCGGCAAAATTGCAGGTCACCGACGCGCCGCCCACCGCCGCCATCGGGGTGCCAGCCGCGACGCTCGGGGTCAGCGACCCCGTGGTCTGCACCCCGTCGATCGTCAGACTGGTGGAAGCACCGTTGAGAACGCCGACCGCGGTGTGCCAGGCATTGTCAGCCGCCGCCGCATTTAAGGGCGTCGTGCCGTTATGGACAAACCACCCGTTGGCGACAGCCTGCGCCCCGATCCGGTTGGCCGCCAAGCCGTTCAGCCGGATAAACCCGCAAGACGCCGCCGTGCCGGCACTGCGGTTGCCCACCGCCGCCATCGACACCGCCCCCGCCGGCGTCACACTGCCAAGCGCCACCAAGGTCTGGGTCGCCACCGTTGCCCTGGCACACGGCAGCACGCCATTGCAGGCAGCCACATAGGCCGGCTGGTTGGCCGCAGTCGCCTGCAACAGATGCCGGCCATTGCCGCTCTGATCGTACCAAGTATTGACGGTGCAAGCGGTGGTACAAAAGGCGGCGGCGGCGGCGGTGTCAAAGTCGTTGCCGACAAAACCGATGATTTGGACCGTCGTGTCTACCCGCTGGAGCTTTACCGCCGGGCCGGTGTAGGCCGTCCGGAGTTTACGGAAGGAATACGCCGCCGCCGGCTGGGTGAAACCGTCCAGCGGCGCCGCGGCCGGGATTATCCGGTGCCCGCGATACGGCGCGTGCATCCGGGCATCCGCCACACTGGTCGTAACCAGCAGAGCCGCAGCACCTATAAGAAAACTACGCCGACGCATATTAGATACCGGCGCCCGGCGTTAAATATAAAGTCGCCGTACCGCTCGCGGTGATCGCCGCCACATAGGTCGCACCCTGACAGCCGAGAACCTCAACGGAACTCGGCGCGATGGGGATACCGGCGGCAGTCGTCGCGACGACGGTATTATCGCCGCCACACTGAATAAAGGCGGCGACCGTGCCGGCGTTGTAAACCCGCAGGCTGCGAACCGATGACGGTGAAACTTGTACCCGTCCAGTTGTACCCGTAACCGCAAGGGTTACTGTTGGTCCGCTCGACGTAAAGGGGTCTTCCGCGAAACTTACTCCAGGAGTAAGACAAAGAATAAGCAGCAAAAGTCTGCGCCAGACCATTTATACCCCCAGCACCGTAACGTTAATGGAGCCCATCAAAGCCGTACCGCTATCGGTCGCAAGAGTAAAATCGAGCCAAACCGGGGCTAGCGGGGTATAGCTCAGCCCAACGCCGGTAAATGCCCAATTCATCCGAGCACCGCCCGACACCTCGGTTATGTAAATTGGTACCCCGATGAGTATCCCGCGCGGCGCCTCAGCATTCTCCGGCGGCGGGTCATCGGTGCCGACCCGCACTTCGATCCGGGCGAGCGAACCAACGGACCCGCCGGACGCGCAGTACCCAGACGCTCCCACCAGAAAGGCGCCAGTGACGCCAACGGCGAACACGCATTTGGTCCCCATCATTATGCCAGGGACACCCACGCTCGAACCGCCGGGATCGGCCGGGGTAAAGTAAGCCGGGATCACCGCCAAGGGCGTATTACCGCCTGCGCTGGTCAGCGCCTGCGGCGTCAACACGCCGTAGTTAACTAAGTCGTTAAAGGTCACCGCCCGGTTTGCCGGGTCGCCGCGCTGCCCGGTAAGACTCTCCACACCGTCCTTGATCGCGGTTGCGATCGCCCCAAGATTGCGCGGCTCTCCTGCCTGACCAAACGCCAATGGCGGGATCGGCGATACATTGGGGTTAACCCCCACCAGAGCACCAGGCGTCGGCGTGGAGACCGCCTGCGCCGATACCAGCCGGGGTTGTGGGCGAGGGTTAAAGACGGCACGGGTACGCATCTAGACGCCCCTAAGCTCGGTCATCGTCGTGCCGAGCTGGACCGAGTATACGCTCGCCATTGATACAATCTCAATCTGATGGTCAAACGCCCGGAAACCTTTAGGCAATCTGAAGATGTCCTGCTGCTTTGAGAGGGTATGCTCCATGATTAGCGTGAAATCCGGCCCCGCGTAATATCTCAGAACGCCCCAAGCGCCGTCCGGGAGTGCCAACGACGGATCACCATTGGAAAGCGGCGGGGCAGAAAACTGCCCCGTGTGCGCGCGTTCAACCTCCGGACCAAGCGTGACCTGCACGGCTCCAAGGGATATCGGCACCGGCGCAAAGAACCGCTTCGAGCGCCAGCGATAGCGTAGGCGAGCTTGTGCGGTGTCGTCCCAGCGATATACCTGCTTATTGGCGCATATATACGTATCACCATAATATTCATCGTTCCAGATACTCGTAGCGCCCTTAAATGTTGTCAGGTCTTCAAAGGCGACTCGCGGATCACTCTGATCCAAAAGAAACGCCTTATCGCCAGGGATAATTGCCAAATACTGGCTGCGATGGCGGCAAGCCACAATGTTTGCGGCGTTGTAGTTTTCCTGCCATTTTTCCTTGTCGACCAATTGCATAGTTATATTGTTCATACCGTAGCCGGATATTTGTACCAACCCATTCTGACTGGCGTAATAAGCTGCTGTCAGATCGACAATCACCGAACCACGCGATACGCAGGGCTCGGGTACCTGAGACTGGGAAAAGCTAAAATTAGATGGCGAGTTACCCGAACCGGTCGAAGGATAGCCGGTCGTCAAGCACAGAAGATATTGCTGCCAAACCGCCAACGCGACGATGTTATAGTGCAGCGACTGGTCATAGATACCTGGCCAGGTATGCGGCCGGTCGGGCTCACAGAAATGCACCGTGTTGCCGGTCCAGCCAACCAACATGCCGCCAGGTAAACTTGTCAAACCGTCAAGGTAATCCGGCGGATTTTCCCAACCAGCGCTTGGCAATGTCAAATTGCCGACGATCTCCAAATCGGGGATTGTGTCAGAATAAAGCAACACCAGATGCGTACCACCTTCCAGGATCGTACCTGGAATGGGAAAATCAAACCGAGTTACCTCATAATACTGTGTGCCAGTATCGGTCCCGGTTACCGTACGGTAGATAACCATCTCGGTAATCGGCGGGTAGTTTCGGTCGGTATTAACCGGCTGATCCGCTGGAAATTTAACAACCCACGTCGCGTCCGGCGGCCCATCCCTAACATCACTAGGCGGACTGGGCGCACTTTCCTCACCGATGGAATTGACCCAGGTATAAAGATACGCCCGAGAAATCTCCGGCACCGTCGTCGTGCCGCCGGTAATCTCGATAATCAGTGGGGCCGCCGGCTGAAAATCAGCCGGGGTCTCGTCTTCCCCCTCCGTCACAATCGGTATTTGATGCGTACCGAGAGCGTAAGGCGGCGTCCCAGCCTTAACCATCTCGTAATTGGTCCAGAACGGCGTTATCTGACCGGGCACGGTATAGTACAGCCGGTTAGTATCATCGTTCGCTAAAGGCGAGCGAACGACAGATGTGTATTTATGGGGCAATGGCAGCCAGACCGGGTCATAGGTGCCATCCTCGGCAATCGGCCCGAGGAACAAATACGCCTTCTCGACCGGCCCAGGGATGGCGCTGAGATCCTTGACCAAGACCGGCGCAAACAGGCCGTGGATCTGACCCGACGTCAGATCGCAATTGACCGACGCCTCCGCCATATTGTCGTTCAAGAGGCGGGGGTCGACCAGCGGCACCATGCCGCCAAACCCTTTGATTTCCCAAGCCGGCAACTCATTACTCCCAAAGTACCATTGATTTCATTGACGTTTTCAGCATCGGAAAAATTGACCGGATTATTTGACCAGACCAGGTGAGTTCGTGCCCTTAGACCGGTAGGGCTTCTTAGCCAACGCTTTGCGCATCGACGGCGGCGGACCGGGGTTCTCAGGCTTGCCGATGGGCTGCTGCGGATACGACCGGCCGGCACTGCCGCCGGTATTGTGGACCGTGTTCTCTTTCGAATAAGCCATGTTTGCTCCTAGAGCCGACGAGGAATACGCCGTTCAGCGGCGTCGGCGGCGTCTTCCGCATTGATCCGATCTTCGGCCTTTTGCCAATAATAGTCATCCTGGCCAGTCGGCCTACCATCGTAATCCCACATCCGGTACGCCAATTCACGGATGCGTTCTTCGCGTCGTGTCAGATCACCGTCCATCACTACAATACCTGCGAAATAATCGTTTAGGTTCATGCCGCGCGTACCATCAAGACAGAACCATTACGGTACATACCGCCAATAGGAACCCCGGCACCGGCTGCCGCTGCATCGTTCGCAGCATCTACCGGTAGGGTAAACGCTACCTGACCGGTATCTGAAACTGAAAAGCACTCGGTGGTCACACTGGGAGTAACACTCACAAACCGCAACCGAGAATTAACACCCGGCTCATGTGACAGATAACTCCAATATGTGGGTTGGTTATTCGACTCGGTCGGCGTCCATGTTACCGTCATGCCGCTTTTCATAAGAAGGCAATGTTTATCGGTAACCATGTGCCGCATATTGATCGCGGAATACGTCGAATGCCCCGCCAGCATGATAAAGTTCTTACCGCTAAGACCCGGCTCCGTTACGTTGGACGGTGCAATATTTAAAAAGTTAGACCAGTCAACCGGCGTACCGTCGCCCAAATTAGAGCGTGTGTACTTAATATCGAGCCCAATCCGGTTCGCTCCCTCGATGAGACCTGAAGACGGCTCGTTAACGTTAAACCCATCAGCCAGTAAACCGTCGTCGAGCTTATTAGCTTTAAGAGTAATCTCCTGGCCAACGGCCGACCCAGACTCGCTAGACGGAGCCATACTGCGGTCGTCAACGATCACATTGGCGCCAAACACGTTAGCGCCGACCCCGGAATTGTTGCGCGCACCAGTAGCCAGCAGCCCAATGCTCTCGGGGTAGGACTGGCTGGTGCGTTCGTCCGTGCTCTGGACGGCGAGTCCAATCGGCACCATGGCGCCGTCGTAAGTATCCTTGATCCATATATTGGCGCCCAGCGCCTGAACCCCGCCGGACGGACCCCCGGTATGATCCAGCACCTGATCGACCCGGAAGGTCGGGCCGAAAGCGACCGCACCCTTTGTCGCCTTGCTATAAAAAACGGTACCGTTTTCTAAAAACGTTGAAACAACGCTAGTGCCTATCTGGGTAAACGGTATTGTACTCGTGCCATTATAAGTGCCATCCAACTTAAAATGCACAAATTTCGACGTCGGCTCAAAGCCGTCAATATGAACGTGCCCCGCCGGAACACACACAGTCGAAAACGCCGGGGCGGCATCGAACGCTTTCTGAAACGCGGCAACGTCCGAAGTAACGCCATCCATGACGGCGCCAAAATCCATCACATTGACGCAATCACCAGCGTTATCGCCACTGTCGACCACGTTAATGTTCCAATACGCGCCGGTCCATTCAAAACAAATATCTTCATGCTGTGACTTAGCAGTGATCGACGTGCCACCATCCTCAAACGTAGTGGAACCGGGAGCACCAATGAAAGTAACAGGAAACTCATCGAAATTACCAGCGATATCGAGGAAGCACACCTCATCGCCCGCCGTCGGCGACAACGGCAAGGTCATTGTAATCGGACCGCCAGTCGTATTGTCGACATAAACCCGACCCTTAAAATCAGCCGGAAAAATCGTCGACGTGTGAACAATCAATGGGTAGTAATAAACCGGCACCGGACCGCCGACCGCCACCATATCGGGATTTATCGGTTGGTCGATTGTCATCAGGATATCCACCAGACGGCGCCGCCGCGACAACCCAGCAGTCGCCGTGAAAGAGACAACATAATTATAAAGCGGTGTGCCAGCAGCAACATCCACTACGACGGCTCTACCCTCGTGGATTACCGAATGGTCGACAAAAATCAACGGGTAGCTGTCGACTGTCGGTACCGATGTACTGTAATCGGCGCAGTTAATCGGATAATTAGCCCGCCAACTTATCGAAGACGACGCCATCGAGTTGGCCCGGATCGCCATATATGAGATCTCGGTTATGCTTTCGTTGGTGTCGAGCCAACAAGAAAAGTCGATAATTAACCGAGCGACATCGAGATTATCCTTATTAACCGGGCCAAACGGCACGCCTTTGTCGTCGTCGGTAGTGATTGCGAAATAATACTCGTACGCCATCAGCCGGGGCCCCCCCAACCGCCATTCTTGGAGCGGCCGTAAGCAAAATACGGATATCGCCAAGGAATCCCGTCGGTGATGAACATAGACTGGACATGCGCCCTAGCCTGCTGCACACCTTTAGAATAAAGCATCGCCTTGAGACGCCCCATATTGAGGTCGCTATAGGGTTTACCAGGCTGCAGATACAAGCGGGATAATACCCCGTCGCACACAGGGTCGAACCACATCGACCAGAAATCGTCTCCCAGCGGCGTGTTGATGTCGATGGGGCGCAAAGCCAACACAACCTCGCCATTGCGCGTCGTATCGGCCACCGGATACTGCAAATCGCGTATTCTGCCGGGCGGCTCGAATTTGGGACGAGACAACCCGCGAAACCCGAGAAACCGAAACACCCGCCAATGCGAGTCCCAGGGGTCGAAATTGAGAGTATTGGTTCCAGGGCTCATGCACCAGTAGACATGCTCGCGCCGGTAAGTCGACGAGATATAAAAATCATAGACGGTGTTCCACGACTGCATCTGAACATTGTCGGTCGTCACCCCCGGCATCTGCACCTGGACGTTGTCGTAGAGCTGCTCCCACGTCGCGTCCGGGCTTAGCCAGGTCGGCGTACCGCATAATGGCGCCGGCGCCGGTAGGGTGGGGCCGCTGGGACCACCCGGAAAATAACTAGCGCCGGGCCGCCCCGGTGGGCCCTGTGCCCCGTCGCGGCCGGGCTGGTTATGCGCGACCACCCATTGGCTAGACGAGCTGTCGGCGTACCAGACGTAAAGCTCACCGGACTTGCTGTCGAACCAGGCATCGCCGGTAGTGGGAGAAGGTGGCGGTGTATCGCTAACACTAATGACCCCACCGACTGGGCCGGCAGGCCCTACCGGCCCCGGTCGGTTGGTCGCGGCGACCCATTGTGCGCTGGAGCCGTCGTTGAACCAGACATATAATTGGCCTTCAGCCGAGTCCCACCAGCTATCGCCGACCGCCGGAGACGGTGGTGGGGTATCGCCGATAGTTGTCGTACTAGCCATTGTTCTTTAACAACAATGTGTTGAACTTACCCATTAGGGTAATGGCACGGCCATTATCGGCAAAAGTATCCTCAACCAATTCGGCCCGACCGACGACGTAGAACAGGAGGGGCGAATAGAACTGATCCTCGACAGGTAAGACGGTATTGGCAGCCGCCGGCATCGTGTAGGCCGGGATGGGTTTGCGTAACCCCCAAGTCAGCCAGGCGTCGGGGCGTTTCGACCGGATTTCCAATATCGCCTCGTTGGCGATGTCGATCAGCTCGGCATCGGTAAACCGAGGCGCACCGGAGATGGGCACAACGTCGTTCAGGAGCCCCCTCGCCTCAGCGAGAAGGCCCCCGAACGTCCGCGTCGCATAAGTCGGCATGGGGGTTACTCTACGGAGTAATCCTCAGATCGGCGTAGCGTAGAGCGCGACCAGCGCGGTGCCGTCGAGGACTTTCGAGCCATAAACCTGCAAACCGCGCAGCAGGGTGCCGAACGTCATCTCCGAGCGCAAGGTCTCGACATTAGAGAGCTGGCTGGCAAAAGTCAGCCCGGCCTGATGGCCACCGATCACATAGGTCACCTTGTGGGTGGTGTCGGTAGTTTTTGGCAGGAGATTACTGGAATAGAGGGTAAACCGATCAATCATGCCAAGCCGGCCGTTGCGCGCCAGGCTGACGCCGTCACCGCTGATCGACGCGTTGGCCAGGTCGGATTTCTTGATCAGACCGCCAAACCACGGCGGAATCACCAGCCAACGACCGCTTTCTGGGATGTTCTGCTCATCCAAGACCGTGCCCATGTCGACGATCACGTCGATCACATTGGTGGCGTTGACCACCAACGGGGTACCGGAGACGCCGAGATTGATACTGTCGGAGATAATCCCGGCGGTGGCGCCTTTGTTGTCGGCCGAGATATTGGCATAAATCGTCGCCAACACACTCGTATCAATCGTAATCTTCATCTGCTCGGCGGCGTCGTCACTCCACATGGACAAAAGCTCCATATCGGACTGCAGCCGCATAATGTCGTCGAGCACCAGGTTAAAGTACTTAGCGTTGTCGATAGTCAGCTCGACCGTGGTGCCCGACGGGCGGTCCACCGTGAGCGCCATATCGAGGGTGTAGTCCTTGATCTGGATCGTGGGCTTGGTCCGGATCTTGACCTTATCGCCCATATTGCGGATTTCGCCCTCGTAGTCGGTATTGGAAATAGCCGCGAGGACGGTCGCCGCGTAAAACTTCTCGATCAGTTTACCCGACCAGATTTCCGGTACGAAGACACCACCAGCCGGTGCGCCGGAATAAGCAGGGGTCGCGGCTACGCCGCTATAGGGTGTGCCTTGTGCAATTGCCATTTGAAACTAGCCTTTCGAAGGGTGCTGTCATGGAGACACACGTCCTTCTTGGGCCGCTGCCAGAATATCCCGCTCCAACCGGTCGGCCTCAGCCTCCCGACCCTTAAAGCGGCCTTTCAGCCGGCCCTCGTAGAACGCCTGGATATCGCGGTTGGTCCAGATACGCCTCTCGCCAGCGCCGGGTCCGGGTGTCGCGTTGGGAGCGCGGCCCGGGGCCGCGTATGCCGCAAGGTCCACCTGACCCGCGCCGTTCCCGTAGTGTCCATTACCATTGGGGTACTGGGTTACGGGACCAGGCGTCTGGGAGGCAGCCGTCGGCATACGCGTCTCTACGGTATGCTCTTGGAGATACGCTTTAAAAAATCTGCCAGTGCGCACCGCGTCGCCGCTGGCATAGGCACTCCGAAGCATGTCTAAGCGACGGGCTCCGGAGAATGGGTCGATATCATTGAGCCAGGCATTAAAGCCGGCATCGGTATCCAGATACTGCCACTGGCCGGCAATCTCGGGGTCGCGGTCCAGTTCCGCGCGCACCCGGTCCTTCAAGCGGTCGCCAGTGGTCTGGTTGGCATATTGCTTAAGCCCGTCGATCTCGCGGCGCATCGCCTCGATGTCCTGCTGGACCTCGGCACGCGCCCAACGCCTTGTGCTGTCGACAAAATCCGGGCCGTAAGTGGTGTAATCCTCTTCCGGTATCTCGATCTGGGCCATTTGTTGTTGGGCCGGTTCTTGGGTAGCAGCGGGCCGCTGCATCGTCGCGATCAGATTTTCCAGTTGCTGAATATGGCTTCGCAACTGCGGCAACTCGTGATCGTATTTGCCTTGTAGCGTGCGATAGCGGTTTTGCCAATCGTCTTGAGGTTGACTTATTGGCTGTGGCTGCGGCGACGGCTCCTGGGCAAGCTGGTCCGAGCTAGCTTCCTCACCCTGAACTTCCTGGGCGTCCGCCGACATCTGCTGTTGCAATTCTTCCGCCCGCGCCGCCGCGCGGCGCACCGCGTCGGGCAAACGCGGCGCGTATTTGTCGGCGCCGTTAGCGACCGGCGGGTCGCCGCCGACGACGGTATCGCCCGATATAGTTACTCCGGGAGTATCCGAAGCCTGCTGGTCAGCCATACCTAGCCTTTACAAGCGGTTTCTGCGTCGTGCGCTGCGGCGCGTTAGCGCCGGCTTCCATCACCTCGAAAGCCCACAGGACGTCACGTATACCGTGGGCATAGCCGCAAGTCATTGGTTCGCCCGATTCAATCGCCGAGTGCATGAGCCTGCCCATCTGCTCGGCCAAGGCGCCGATGACGACCTTCCAGTCCTCGGTGTTTTTGAGGCGCTGCGCGGCTTCGAAAGCCTGCGGACCCAGATTTAAGGCTATAGCTTAGACTCCTTAGCTTTGCCGTAATGGCTAAAGGCATGGCGGAATTGCTGATCCGGACCTGTCAGGTTTGACAAACCAGCAATAGCACGACCGGTGTAATTGCCCAGCATCTGCATTGAGCGCGACTTGCCGATGGGGCTCGGGAATCCCTGTTGCGGGGTGTTCGGCAAGCTGCCGCCGGTCATCGACGGCGGCAAATACGGCCCCATCGTTGGCGGGGCAGTGGATTTCGACCGCGCCATGGTCAGCTTCCTTTGCGCTTTTTAGGGGTATAAGACAACGTGCCTTTGCCGCTTTTAGACTTTGCAACCATCTCTGCAACAGTCTTATCGGCGGCCTTACCCGTCGTCACCTTCGACGACGATTTAGCCATCAGTCTATGCCTCCGACGTAGATCTTTGTTACCGCAATCTTCTGCGGGTTAAAGCTGCCATTGAGCTTGATCCGCCCTTTGGGATAAAACCGCGTCGCCATCGTGGTTGGCCCCGACGAGGGGTTGGTGCCGCCGGTGACGCCGGGGACATGGCGCAGATCGCCGTCGCCGAACTCGTTGGTCGAGTCTTGGCTGCTGGTCTTGGGGTAGAGCAAACCGTTCATCTCGATCTCCCTCAGTTGGATACGCCCGCTGGCGGGCGGAAATTGTTCTGTTGCGGCGGTCCGCCGAACCCGTCTCCCCCCGGCGGCGACATGGTGGACAACGACGGTTGACTACCGCCAAACCCACTCTGCGCGGGCGCGTTTTGTGCAAACCCACCTAACGCGCTGCCGCCACCGAATGTAGGCAAGCCCATACCGATAATCTCGGCCGGCGACGGTTTTTTAAATGGGTCGGCGAACGGGTCGTGGTCGACCGGCACCAGTTTGGGTTGGACAACTGGAGCCGACTCGAACGAGGAACCCTCGAACGGATCATGGTCAACCGGGATAAATCTAACTCGCCTGAACCCCTCGGTTAATTGCTCTTTCTCAAGTGTGTAGTCGTTAAAGCCCCGTACAACCTCATCTCTGGCAGCTTTAGGCATATAGGCATTATGGCTGGGCGCATCCCCTGACGAGAGCACGACATCGCCTGGCGGCGGCGGCCGGTTTTCGTAACCATAAATGCCGGCTGCGTTGGGGTGGAGCAGAAGCCCAAAACCTTGCTTTGGGAATACCGACTGACCCGGCGCCTGTACCAGCATGTCGCGATTATCGCGAGGGGCTATAGGACTATCGTCGAGATTGTCGGGTGCGCCGGCTTTAATATACCCGCGTTCCGCCGGACTGAGAAAATCGGACTGGTATTTCGCGCCGGGAGGTTCGTCGCTAACCGGGTCGTTCGGACTGTCGTACCAGCCCTTTTCCAAGTCTACTTTTGGGCGGTTCCACGGGCTCGGCGGTATGCGTTCGACCGGCGGAGCCGGCTCGTCGAGCACGCCGGTATGGGGTAGCGGGTATCCTCGCCGGCCGTAAGAATCCTCGGGGTATATCACATAGTCGGACATCGCCGGGTCCCGCCGTACCGGCAACGCGGCGTCGATTACCTCGTCGCGATAGTCGAGCGCGCTAGCCATTCTGCTGCGCCATCAGGTATTTACCGGGCCGGTTGGGGTCCGGTGTGTAGAGATTGCCGTCGGGCGCCCGGCGGAATTGTGGCTCAGACGGCTGCGGGGCTGACCCGGTTGTCGGCGTGGAAGCGCCGGCATTGTTGGTGCCTTGGGATTTGGCAGCGACGCCGGCAGCTTTGATCGTCAGCTCGGCTTGCTGAGACTGCATCTGCTGCTGGATCATCATCATTTGGGCTTGTTTTTTGGCTTGGACCTGCTGGGTAATCTGGTCGTCGTCCGG